CAGGAGAGTAATCGGTTGCCCCTATCCCAGTGGTTCCATCTCAGTCAGGCGGGCAGTTCGCGGTGTTACCCCTCGTATGCCTGACAGCTATAGATCAGCTTTATGGACAGCGGCGACTGGTCAGCGCTCTTGAACTTTTCCGTTGGAGACCTTGGGGGACCGTGTAGAACCTTGATAAATCTTTGAGACCTGTTCTATACTCGATCCCGCGCGGTGTTGCGGAGGGGGGTCCAGCCCTTTCGCAGACAAATCTAGCCTCTCCGGCCAGTCGGATCAAGCCTCTTTTTCGGAAGGGGCTTTTTTCGTTTTGGGTGTTACGTTTACGGCGTAACTTCTGCGTAACATCAGCGTAACCAATGCGTTACATCGGTGGTATTCTCTGGGAATGTTGTTCATGAGCGCATTCCAATCGACAAGGCGACGACCAGTGTTTGGGAGCGGGTACTTGCGCGGGACGCTCAGGTTGAGCGGCGCAAGCGTCGTGTGCTGCGTGAAATTATTGAGTTGGCGCAGGGGAGAGACCCGGTGATGGTGAAGATTGCGGCGCTTGCTCGAGAGGCATTGCGGTGAAGTTAATTCGTGTGATTGATGGTGAGGCGTGGGTGCATGAGCAGCTTGCCTTGCAGCCGATAGTTGGCCGCGGCATGGATCAGTTGGTTTTGGACCGGCGAGACTTTAAGGATTTGTCTTCCTTGAAGCCGGACGAGTTGTATGGATGGTTGCGGCAATTACAGACGAGGTTTCCAGATGCGCAAGAAAAAGGCGTGTAAGAAGCGCAGTAACAAGTCCACGAGTGTTCAGACGAAGACGTATCGTCGCCCGGTGAAGAAGAAGGGATGAGCTGTTGGGACGATGTCGCGCAAGCGTGCGACGAAGACGAGTACGAAGAGCTACTTGAGCAATTCAACAACCGCCGCCCTGGTGCGGCTCAGGAGAAGAGTGATGGCGAAGAAGGGTCCAATGAGACAGGGTCGGTCAGGTCAGAGCCCGCGCAAGCAGGCTGAAGAAGCCGGCCGTAACGTGCGTGGTGGCAAGACCATTATTGGCGCCCGTCGCCGCCGTGACGAGAAGTTGGGCGGCATCATGGCTGACTTGGCGAGTTCGCGGAAGAAGAAGTGACAGGCAGTGTCATTATCATCCGCGGCAGGACTGAGGATGAGTGCTTGGCGGTCCAGAAGTCTCTTGTCAATGCTGGCAGCCGGTGTGTTGTGGGTGCTCATCGTGTGGCGTTTACGACCGGAGCTGGACCGTACATCCTGGTAGTGGAATGCCTGACAGAGACCAGCTAATACGCAAGCTCGAGGTTGAGCGTGAGCTGGTACGGCGCAACCAGATAAAGCTGCTGCAGGATTCTTTTCCAGCATTTGTGGAGTGGGCATGGCATATACTTGAACCTGGGCGTGAGCTGAAGTGGAACTGGTCGGTGGAGTTGATCTGTCGGTTCCTCATGGCGTTTGCCTATAGAAAGTTTCACCGCGGGATCATCAACATCCCGCCGCGCGGCATGAAATCGACGTTAGTCTCTGTGTGTTTTCCGGTCTGGGTGTGGATCCAGGATCGTGAGCGGCTTGCGAAGACTGATCCATTTGCCGCGAAGTTTGTCGGCAACTGGCATCAGTTCCTTTGTCTGGCGAACGATTCGCCCCTGGCGCTACGTGATGCGGTGCAGGCGCGAAACCTGATGGAGCATGAAGACTTCCAAAAGCTGTTTGCCGATCTGGTGAATGTTCCCCAGGGACAAAACGAGAAAAGCTACTACCGCAACACGGCAAACGGACACCGAAATAGCCGCCCAATACAGGGTTCCTTAACAGGTAAGGGCGGCGATACGATCTTAATAGACGACCCGCATGACGCCGAAAAGGCAATGTCTGATGCGGATCGGATGAACGTCATTGACTCCTACACCGGCAAGGTCACTTCCCGTCTGAACGACCAGAAGGACGGTGGGATTCTCATCATCATGCAGCGTCTGCACGAGTCCGACTTGGCCGGCGTGGTACGCGAGAAGGATGGTGACTGGTCTGAGCAGAATAAGATGGGATGGGTGAGCCTCGTCCTGCCGATGCAGTATGAATTGGATGAGCCGAAGAAGCCGCCGATGAATCCTGCCAAACTGATTGGATTTCCCGACCCTCGCACAAAGAAGGGGGAGTTACTGTGGCCCGAGCGGTTCCCTTTGGATTCCGTGAAGCGGCTGAGGTCGGACCTCGAGCGCACCAGCGGCGTGTACGGGGCCACGGCCCAGCTTCAGCAGACTCCTGCCCCTTCTGAGGGCGGGATTCTACGCAAGAGCTGGTGGCGGCGTTGGCCGGATGACAAGTCATTCCCCATCTGCGAGCACATTTTCCTGTCCTGGGACACGGCGTACACCGAGAAAGACCTGAAAGACGCTTCGTTCTCTGCACGTACTGCATGGGGCGTGTTCTGGAATGAGCAGGATCAGGCATACCAGTTGATCCTGCTGCACTGTTGGGCTGAGCAATTTGCATATCCGGATCTGCGCCAGAAGGCCCAGGACGACACGCTCGAGTTCTTGCCTGACGCACATCTGATCGAGAAGAAGGCTTCCGGTCAGTCGTTGATACAGGATTTGCGCCGCGCCGGCCGCGGGAAGAAGCGCGTTCGGCTGCGCACGTATTCGCCCGACAGGGATAAGGTTTCACGCGCACATGCCGTGACTTCCCCGCTGTCATCCGGTTTGGTCTGGGCGCCCAACCGGCATTGGGCCGACAAAGCAATTGATGCCTGCGGCGTATTCCCGAATGGGGCGCCGCCCTCCGCCGACATCACTGACACGGTGACCCAGGCAATCCTATATCTCAAGCAGGGCTGGTGGATCGAGCATCCTGACGATGTCGATGAGCAGTCGCAGGTTGGCGGCGAAGACCCGAACTGGGATACCGAAGACGACGAAGATCAACGGAGATCGTATGGCGGATACTATGGCTGACATTCTTCCCCTGGCCGAGAGCGAGGATGAGGAACTGGCGCGACTGGGTCAGATGGCGGATGAATACGGAGAAGAGATTCTGACTGAAGAAGAGGCGGCAATGATTGCCCCTGCAGGTCAGATGCAAAGCCCTGACGAGCACTATGCCAATTTGGCAGAGTACGTCGATGAAAGCGATCTGATTCAAATAGCTCAAGACGTTGTTGAGTGGACGGAAAACGACGAGACCGGCCGCAAGGAATGGTACGACCGCGAGAAACGCGGCATGATTTTGCTTGGCCTGATAAAGGATGAGGCGGCCATCGCCAAGTTCAAAGGCGCGACTGAAGCATCACATCCATTGCTTGCTGAAGCCTGTTCCAACTTCCAGGCCCGCGCGATAGCCGAGGTCTGGCCTGCCGGTGGGCCGGTGAAGACGGTGGTCATGGGTATGCCAACCCCCGAGGTCGAGGCGCAATCGACTCGCGTCAAAGACTTCATGAACTGGCAGTACACCCAGGTCAATGGTGGCTTTGATGAAGAAGACCGCATGCTGATGCGTCTTCCGATGTCTGGCTCGACGTTCAAGAAGCAATATTTTGACCCGCAGATGGCGATTGTTCGTTCTGACTACGTCGAGGCGGCAGATTTTCTGGTCCCCTATCAGACGACTTCTCTGAAGACAGCGCCGCGGTACACCCACCGCATGCCCAATTTCTCCGGTAACGATGTCAAGAAGCTGATCCAGATCGGCTATTACAAAGAGCCAAAGCATTTTTCCGATCCGACTGATGTCGGGATGGACAATACGGAGGTTCACGAAGCAATCGACAGGATTGAGGGCCGCGACCCTGTTGATTATGAAGAGAACGCCGGCTACACACTGCTCGAGTGCTACTGCTTTCTGGATCTCAAAGGATTTGAAGACCAGGGACCGGACGGGAAGAACACTGGAATCGCCCTGCCTTACGTGGTGACGGTGGAAAAAGACAATCAAGCTGTTCTGGCGATCCGCCGCGGCTGGAAAGAAGGCGATGCTCGCAAGGAACGCCGACTGAACGTGACTCATTTCCGTTTCATGCCTGGATTCGGCTTTTACGGTTACGGGTTTGTTCACATGATCGGCGGGCTGGCCGCTGCGGCAACCGGTGCGCTTCGCGCTTACCTCGACGCTGCAGGTTTCGCCAACACCAAGGGTGGCTTCAAATCACGTGATGCCAAGCTGGAAAGTGACGCTCCAATAGGTATGGGTGAGTGGCGCGGCGTAGACATGACGGCGGAAGAGCTGTCCAAATGCTTCTACCCGATGGAGTACCGCGAGCCCTCCAAAGGTCTGTTTGAGATGCTTGGCTACCTCGATGAGGTTGGCCGGCGTTTCACATCCACCACTGAAAATCTGGTAGGTGACGCGAACAACAACGGCCCGGTCGGCACCACCCTGGCGCTGATCGAGCAAGGGCTGAAGGTTTTCTCTGCCATCCATAAGCGTTTGCATGAGGCACACGCGGAAGAATTCAAGATCATGGCGGATCTCTACTCTGAATTCTTGCCGGAAGAGTACCCCTACATGGTAGAGGGTGCTGAGTCTGTCATCCTGAAAGCTGATTTTGATGCCCGCGTTGACGTTGTTCCGGTCTCAGACCCTAACGTGGTCACCAACACCCAGCGCATTGCCCAGGCCCAGGGCGTGGTGGAGCTCGCCGCCCAGGCGCCGGAAATCTACGACATGCGTGCCGTGCATACTCGCATGCTCAAGTCGATGCAGGTCAACAAGGTTGAAGAGCTGATTCCGCCGCCGAACGAGCCAGAGCCGAAAGATCCGATCACCGAGGGTATGAACATGCTGACCGGTGAAGCTGTCCAGGCTTTCCCGGAGCAGGACCACATGGCGCACATCACCGCCCACGGTTTGTGGTGGGAGAAGATGGTGCCCGACGACCTGAAGACCGATCTCGAGCCGGTTTACGCCGCGCATCAGGCGGAACACGTTGCGCACTGGTACATGGTTCAGATGCTGCAGCAGATGGGTCTCCCGCCAGAGGCGCTGCAAGATCCAAACCTGCACAACCAGATTGCTCAAGCTGCAGCCCAGGTGACGCAGCTCATGGCGCCGCAGACGATTGGTCTCGAGGAAGCACCGCAAGAAGGCGGCCAAGGCGGGGAAGACCCGATGGTTGCCGCCGCGAAAGCCGAACAAGACATGGCCCTGGCAGACAGAAAGACACAGGCAGAGATCGACCGCAAAGATGCTGTTGCTCTGTCTGACATCGAGAGAAAGGACGCGGAGGCTGAGGCCAAGATAGCCCGCGATGCAGAAGCAGGGATGCAGAAAGCTGCGCAGGAAGCGGCAATGACTGAAGCCGCCCTGGATAAGATAGAGAGAGGGAATGACTCAGAAACTTAATTACCAACACGATGCGCTACTTGGTTCTTTTGAAAGAAAGATCATGGAGCACATTGAAACCGAGACTGAAGCTCTTGCGAGCGGCCGAGCGGCTGACTTCGTGGATTACAAACGCAGGGCTGAGCGCATAAAAACGCTCAGTCAGGTGCTTGAAGATTTGAGTGCTGTAGTCAAAACATACCTTGAAGAGGACGAGGATGATGACTGAAGTGGCACTTGTCGATCACGACAAAGCGCCTGTCGGGGAAGTAGCCCCACAGGATTACCCAATACCTGCTGGCTGGCGGGTGCTGATTGAGCCCATAAAGGTTGAGGAAACAACCCAGGGCGGGATTGCACTGCCGAGCCAAGCTGTCGAGGCCAAAGAACATCTGCGCCACATTGGCCGGGTGGTCGATATGGGGCCGCTTTGCTACAAGCACAGCAAGTTTCAGGGCTGCGACCCGTGGTGCAAGATCGGTGACTACGTCGCCTATGGCGCCTATTCCGGGCAGGAGATGAAAGTGCGCAACATGAGTGGCGATGATTACGCCGCTCTGCGTCTCATCAACGATGACGAGGTCTTGGCGGTTATCCCGTCTCCGGCTTCCGTCATGATCTACTGCTAAGGGGGCGACATGGAACAAGAAAACAGAGAGTTTGACGACGATCTGGCGCCGGATGCCCGCGAGGCATTGGAGTCCGGAGAATTCAGTCTTGACGCCATCGACCAGGAGGCGCACGACGACGACTACGAATCCTACGGGAAGAAGGTCAAGAAGCGCATCGACAAAGAAGTGAGTAAGCGCAAGGCTCTTGCCGACCGTCTTGCCGAGACCGAGACCAACGCTCAGCGCATCGCCAGAGAACTGAAAGAGGCGAAAGATAAGCTGAATCAGTATGAAGAGCGTGAATCTGAGGGGCTGGATACGCGGGCCAAAGATCTACAGGCCCGCCGCGATGCTGCCTTGGAAGCCGGCGAAATGGCTGAATACAACAAGCTGAACGACGAATTGACGGATGTCAGGTTTGACCTTCGTGAGCGCCGCCGTCGCCCGCCTGTTGAAACGAAGATCGAGGTAGAGCAAGAGCCTCCGCCAAAGACAAACACATCCGGGTTATCAAAGGCCGCTGCCGCCTGGGTGGAAGACAATGAAGACTGGCTTGGTGAAGACCAAGAAAAGGCAGCGAACGCAGCCAAGATAGAACGCCAGCTCATCAACGAAGGTTACTTGGTCACCGACCCGGACCTTTACGCTGAGCTGGATCGTCGCTTGAGTGGTTACGGCAGGGAAGAAGAAATCGATGACACGGACGACATTGTTGAGCCGCCCCGCCGCGGGGCATCGGCTGGTGTGCCCAGAAACAGTGGCAACCAAAGACCGAGTTCCCGCCCTGGCGCCTTGACGCGAACTGACCTGCAGAAGATGCGGAATGCCGGGTTTGACCCCGACAATCCTGCTGATCGCAAGGGCTGGCTCGACCGTAACAAACCACTCTAAGGGGACGATAATGACTGCAAGAAACACTGGTAGTAAGACGGGCGATGCAGTAACGTCCGATAATGGCCTAAGCAGCCTGATCGATGAAGCCTTCCAGGGGAAAGAAGCCTACGGCGAAAAGCCCCCCGAAGACGAACGCACCTCACGTGCAATGGAGACGCGCGAAGGTGATGAGATCCACGATTCCTATCAGGATCAATGGACTCAATCAGGGCTCTTAGATACGAAAAACATCCCGCCACGACCGGGGTTCGTCCAAAGATGGGTCAGAACCAAGATCGGGGGACTGGATGATCCCAAAAACGTGATGCAACGGATGAACCAAGGGTATCGTCCACGCAACGCGAACACAGTGCCAAAAGGAGCGTTTGCCCCTACCGTGAATACTCGCCAGTTTGGCGACATCATCGGCATGGATGGCATCGTCCTCATGGAACGGCCAGAGAAACTGCACAAATCCCACGCTGCCCATAACAGGCGCATGGCGGATCGTCAGATGGAGGCTGTGAGTGGCATTTTGGCTCAAGCACAGGAACCGGGCAAAGGCTTCGGACCTGTGAATAAGACGCACAGTTCAAGCGTAGACACCGGTCATCGGCCGGCTCCTGTCTCCGACGAAGACTGACCAAAAATCCAATTCACAATTTCTTTTAGACGAGGGATAGACTTATGTCTAACAACAACGCACCTTATGGGCTGCGTCCGTCAAAAAGGCTCGGCGGGGGTGCTTCCCCCAATGGCGGTTACAGCATTGCTGATGGTCAAGTAGGGGCCATGTATCAAGGCGATGTTGTGATGATGACGGGCACCGGCAAGGACATCGAGATCGCGCCTGCCGGCACAGTCAACGCAATCGGGGTTTTCTACGGTTGCAACTACATCGCTGCTGACGGCCGCGTAACCTTCAAACCTTACTGGTCAAGTGCCACCGCCCTTGAGGCGAACACTGTCTGTGAGGCTTTGGTTTACGATGACCCAGGCATCATCTTCCGCGCCCAGGCTGATACCGTGGCTGCTGCTGACATCGGCGCTCTTGCTGATTGGGTAGCTGGTACCGGGAACATCAAGACCGGGAAATCCGGAACTCAAGTTCAGGGTTCTGTAACGGCCACCACTGGTAAAAGCCTCCGTATCTACGGCCTGCTTCCAGAAGTAGGCAATGAATACGGTGCATACGCCGAGGTCGAGGTTCTGTTCGCAGAGCACGCCCTGTCAGGTGTTGTCTCCGGCGTAGGGGGTGATTAATCATGGCTATGAATCGCTTAACATTCGCTAAAGACCTTGAAGAAGGTCTCAACGCCCACTTCGGTATGGCCTATCGCGCCCGCCCGGATGAGTGGGGTCAACTGTTTGACACGGAACGCTCTAGCAAGGCGTTTGAAGAAGACGTTCTCGAGGCTGGTTTCGGTGCTGCTCAGGTAAAAGCTGAAGGCTCCGCGGTCGGTTTTGACGAAGGTATGCAGGGGTGGACGGCTCGCTATGTCCACGAAACCATCGCTCTGGCTTTCGCTATCACTGAGGAAGCTATCGAGGACAACCTGTACCAGCGTCTTGGGCCGAAGTATTCCAAGGCTCTTGCGCGTGCGATGAAGCACACGAAAGAGATCAAGGGTGCTGCGATCCTGAACAATGCTTTTGCTGCGACCGCTCCTGGTGGCGACGGTGTGTCTTTGCTGAACACCGCTCACCCGCTGCTGAACGGCGGAACCATGTCAAACAAACTGGCAACCCCTGCCGACCTGTCGGAACAGGCTATTGAGGATCTGTTGATTCAGATTCGCAAGACCACCGACGACCGTCAGGTGCCGATCAGCCTCATGGCTGAAAAGCTGGTTGTCCCACCGGAGCTCGAGTACGACTCCATCCGACTGACCCGTAGCACCATGCGTGTTGGCACTGCCGACAACGACATCAGTGCAATCGTGTCCAAGGGTGTGTTCTCTCGTGACCCGACCACCATTACCCGACTGACCGACCCGGACGCTTGGTTCATTCTGACCGACTGCCCGGACGGCCTGAAGCACATGACTCGCGTAGCAATGAAGCGTGGCATGCAGGGTGACTTTGACACCGGAAACATGCGGTACAAGGCCCGCGAGCGTTATGCGTTCGGCTGGACTGACCCGCGCGGCATCTTCGGTAGCGAAGGCGCGGTTTAATCGGTAGCCCTTGCTGGGGCATTTTGGCCCGCCCCTTGGTTCCTCTCGGGGCGGGCTTTTTTTATTAGAACTTGCCGTTAAGGCTTATCAGAGGATTTGTTCATGACTACCAAACACAATATTTCTCGCGCATCCCAGGTTTTTGCGGGTGCGTACCATCCCGGCGCCTTCAATATGAATGGCCGTGCCGGAGCCCCTATCGGTAACCTCGTGCAGGTTTCCCTGGGAACTCCCACCGTGGGAGCAACCACCACCCTTCGTGCTGCTGCAGCTCATGCTGCTGCCGGTGACCTGACCCTGGACGCGACCACCCTTGATGTGGCCCGCGCCATCTCTATTACTTCTGACGGCGTCGATACCGCTGTCGTCTTCACCGTGACCGGCTATGACATTGGCGGCCAGTTGGTCGTTGAGACCATTACCGGCGTCAACGCGACCACGATTGCAGGCAAGAAAGCCTTCAAGTCGATCCTGTCGATCTCGTCTGATGTGGCCGCTGCCGGTAACATCTCGGTCGGTGATACTGACGCCCTTGGCCTGCCTTACGCGGCGCTGGCTGCCGGTGATGTGCTGTTCCAGTACGCTGATGCCACTGAAGAGCTGTCATCCAGTACCCTGGTCCTGGCAGACGCCACCAAGCCAGCAACGGCGACAACCGGCGATGTTCGCGGCACCATCAATCCCAACACGGTCCTCGACGGCTCCGTTGAGATCAAGTTGTGGATGAAGGCCGATGGGTCGAGTCCTGATGCCCTCGGCGGCGTTGCGCAGTATGCTGGCTGATGGACGTAGAAGCCCTGCTGAACACCGTTCGTGGGGATTTTCTTGACGATGAAGAAACTCCGTATCGATGGGGTGCCTCAAAACTCCTGCGCTGGCTAAACCGAGCGCAGGAAGAGGCATGCCTTCGGCAGCGGCTTCTCGTTGATGAAACCACAGCGGCTATCACCGAGGTCACTCTTGCGGTGGATACTGCCTCGTACACGCTCGACCCGAGAATTGTTCTTGTGGATAGAGTTGTGTACGACCGCAGAACCATCCCCAAGGCGACCAAGCACCAGCTTGATCGTCTTATGCCGGCGTGGCGCGAAATGGATCCTGGGGAGCCCCAGTTCTACCTGCAAAATGACCTCACTATCCGATTGATTCCCACCCCGAGCCAAGTTGAGGATGGTCAGATCCTGACTATTCGTGCTTCCAGGCTGCCCCTACTCCCCCTTGTCGATAACGCAGACGTTCCAGAGATCCCATTAGCGCACCATGAAAACCTCTGCTACTACGTGGCGGCCAGGGCATTCATGCTGCCTGACGAGGATACGAAGGATACGGCCCTCGCCAAGGAGTACATGGGCCAGTTTGACGCTGCTTTTGGTCCTGCCTTGTCGGCGGATGTCCTGGCGCACAAGCGTAGGGAGACAAACGTCAGTTGGGTTGGGCCTGCGCATGCGTATCACGGACGCCGGTCTACGCAAATTCGTGGGCGAAATCCCTGGGACTATGAGGACTGAGCATGGCGACAAAGGTAAATCTGTTCCCTGACCAGGGGTCCGACTTCACTCACAAGTACCTGTATCGGGATGCGGCAACAAAGGCTGCAATCCCGCTGACGGGTTACACGCTTGAAATGCAGGTTCGTCCATTCAAGGGATCATCCGAGCTTCTGGCTGACCTCGATAACGCCGGCAAAGGCGGAGTCGTCATCACAGATGATGTCAATGGTGAATTTACCATCACACTGTTGGGCGCAGACACGGCCGTTTGGCGAAACGATGAAGCGGTTTACGACATCAAAGGAACCAACGGTGGAACCCCTGAGCGCATTGCTGAGGGTGAAATCTACCTAAACAAAGCTACGACGAGGTAAGACATGAGCGGATTCACAAACCGTGGCCTGCGCAATCACTTGGGCGGCTACCAAGGAACCACCTTTCCGACAAACTTCTATGCAGCCCTGGTGACTGCGGCGAATGCCGGGACTCTCGATAATGCGGCGGCTGCCGACCAGGGCAGTGATGTCATTCGGATTTCTGCCACCGCCCACGGCATGACGGCCGGCAACTCGGTGACCATATCGGGCTCGACCAATTACGATGGCAACCATGTCATTACGGCGGTCGCTGCCAATACCTTTGACATCATCGCCAACTACACGGCGGAGACGTTTGCTGGCACGGAGACCTTTTATGAAGGTCCGGGTCCAGACACCAACATCTTTTCCGACTGTCCTGGGGGCGAGATTGCGGCCGGCAACGGGTACACCGCGGGAGGTATCAGCCTTACCAAAAACAGTACCGACTTCCCCGGTCTTTCGGAGAATGACACCACTGACATTGCTTCTGTTGGGATCAAGACACTGTCGTGGACGGCTTCTGGCGGCAATTTGCCAAGCTCGGGTAGTGGCGCCGCATTCCTGATCCTGACCGACGACAACGGCACCCAGGCGTCCCGCGAAGTGTGGGCATGGTTTGACCTGGGCGGCCAACGCACGGTTTCTGATACCCAATCACTCAGCGCATCTAGCGGCGAACTGAGATTGCGTCAGCCTCCACAGATAATTTAAGTGGATGTGTGACATGCAAGAAGCAGGTAGAAACCGCAGGGTTGATGATGCTCGTATCAGCGACATCCAAGACTCTGTTCACGAGATCCGTAGTGACGTAAGAGGTCTTGAACGCCGACTTGAAAGATCCGATGACCGGATTTCCGATGTCGAGCGCGGAATGATTGAGACAGCGGCTGCCCAAAAGGCACTTGAATCAGTCATGAATGCTGAGAACAGAAGGCTGTCGGAAAAAATCGACGGTGTTCAGTGCTCTGTAAACGAAGTTCATAAGACGTTTGTACATCATTCAAATATGGAGGAATCAGACAGGCGAACGATGATGAGGGCGGTAATTGCCACCTTCACTTCACTGCTCGGTGCTATCGGGTGGTGGTTATTCTCACAGCACACTGGAGGCTGAAAATGACGGCGAATCTCCCGCGAGGGATACGGAACAACAACCCCCTGAACATCATTGAGTCAGGAATCAAGTGGCAGGGGATGGCCGACAAGCAGTCAGATACCCGATTCATCAGTTTCAAGCGACCGGAAGATGGGATCAGGGCAGCATCAAAGATCCTGCAGACATACCAGGAGAAGCACGGCATCAATACCTTGAGAGGCGTAATAACCCGTTGGGCGCCGCCAATCGAGAATGACACTTCGGCATACATTGCTTCCGTATCAATCAGGGCAGATATCGATCCTGATGACCCGCTGAACCTGACTGACTACAAGACGGCATACCGCTTGCTTCGGTCGATGACCTGGATGGAAAACGGGAAACCGCCCGAGCCAAAAGAGTTCTGGTACCCGGACGACATCTGGGAGAAAGGTTTACGCATGGCCGGGTTGAATCCGGACAAGCCGTTGATGGACTCCAGAACCACAACTGGTGTCGTGGTTGGAGGTACCAGTGCGGCGGTGTTGGCCTTCAGCTTCCTCAAGGCGGTATGGCCTGAGCACGAAAGCCTGATTACCGACCTTGAGAAACTGGTTACCGAGCACTGGGTAGAGATATCCGCAATCCTCGTTGGGATGGGGTTCCAGGGCCGCGCTCTGTTTGCTCGTGTCGATGACAAGATGAAGGGGAGATTGTGATGGTTGCCATATTCAAGTTCTACATGATTGTCGCGCTTCTTGCTTCCTTGGTTGCCTGTCAGCCAGGAGAAAAGCCGCCATCGACCTTTGACCTGCTGTCAACGGCAGAGTCCACCATCACTTCGGCGGCCAACACACTCAACCGGGCGCTGCAGCTCGGGACAATCAGTGTCGATGATTCGGAGTATGCGACTGCTTACGAGGGCCTGCACGAAGCCGGCGCCTTCATGGATACCGCCTGGGCAGCTTATCGTGCCGGCGAGCTTGGGGCTGCTGATTCCCAGCGAAGGCTGGCGATGGATAGCTACTTGCTGGTCAGGCCAATCATTCAACGACTTGGGGAGGTCAACTGATGGAAATCGCAATTGCACTCAAACTGCTTGATCTCGCTTTTCTTGGAGCGTCTATGTACCAGGATTTTCAGGAACAGCAACGCATGAACAAGGAGCAACAGGAGTTCATCATGGCTCTTCGCGCTCAGCTCATGAATGGCAATATCACTGAAGCCGAGATGATGGCTGAGATCGACAAGCGTATCGGTTCAATCATCGGTCGTCGTCGTGCGGCTCTTGATGCTTTACCAACGCCTACAGGTCATTCCTGAGAAGCGCTGGTGACTTATGACGCTTGCCACGATGTTTTTGGATTGGGTTTGTGGCGTCGTGGCATGCCTCTACCGAAGGATTTGCAAAGATGACGATGAGAGAGATTCTTGATGGAGCTGTCCAATACTGGCCTTTGGTTGTTGTTTCAGTTGGGGCAATTGCTGGTGTTGCTGTGGCTGCTGATAAATTGCTCTCGCTCGAGCAAGCCTACCGTGAACAGAAGACCCAAACCCAGGAGATTCAGAGGATACAAATAGACCAAGCGGTAACGAGACAAGTGCTTGAGCACCAGGGAAAAGATATCGAGGAAAACACTAGCACGCTAAAAGCCAACCAAGCCCTTTTGATTCAGATCTTGCAAAAGGTTCAGTAATGGCACTGGCAATTGCTGACCGCGTCCTAGAGACAACCACCACCACCGGGACGGGGACCGTCAACCTGGGTGGCGCCAAGTCAGGCGGATACCAGACCTTTGTTGCCGGAATCGGCTCTACCAACACTTGCCACTACTGCATAGTTGATCCGGCCAATAATGACTGGGAAGTGGGTCTCGGCACCGTCACGGACGCCACTCCGGACACCCTGAGCCGCGATACCATACTGGACAGCTCCAATGCCGGCGCCGCGGTGAACTTCGCGGCCGGCACCAAGGATGTGTTCTGCGTCCTGCCGGCAATGGTCAGTGGTACCGAGCAGATCCAGCTCAGCGCCATTCTCAACGCGGGTGGTTTCAAACTCACCAATGTAGCCGACCCAGCTTCAGCCCAGGATGCGGCAACCCGGTCCTGGACCCTGGCCCAGATAAGTTCCCACGAGCTTGTCACCGACTTGACTCCCCAGCTCGGTGGCGACCTGGATGTAAATGATAACGCCATCGTATCGACAAACGGCGGCGACGTT